CGGCCAGCGCGTAGACCTTCAGTTGATTGCTGTCCTCATCGACGTAGTTAGCGCCTGTCTTCAAGTCGGCAACGATGAGAACCTTTTTGTCCTTTGACACGCCGATAACGTCAGCCGTTCCTCGCAACCTGATTTCATCGCTCTCAAGGTAGGAGACTTTGGACTCGATTCTGACGTTGTACCTGCCGACGAAATCCTCAATGTCCTTGATGCATTGCAGGTGATCCTCTGCCATATCGCAGTGCCACTTTGCGAGCTTCACGCCTTCGACGGTTGCGCCGAGGTGATTCATCGGGTCATCGTCGAACTGGTAGCAGTCCTCAGCCAGCGCGTGAATGGCTGTGCCAGCTTGCGCCGCGTCCCCGCTAGGCGTTGGCGGGATGTCCTTCGATAGCCTTGCACTGGCAGGACAGGCAATCCAGCGATCTGCTGCCGATGGGCGTAGCTCAATCATGACGGTTTTCCTTCTCACGCGATTGCAGATACTCATCTGTTAGGCACTGGTACGCGAGGCTTCTCACTTCGTCAGTGACTGCCCATCCAAGGTCTTCGCGGTCCAGCAGGCGGCGCAGCAGTTCGCTCTTAGCCATGCTGCTTTTCCTTTCTTGCTCTAGCTTCGTGCCCAGGAAGATGATGTGATTTCTGAGGGTCTGTCTTTCTTCGTCGTTCATTTTTAATCTCCACAGAAGCAGGCGATGCCTTCTTCGTTTTTGTCAAACATGTCGCGTTGATCTTGCGCAAAGCGCGTCATCGCAGCGTAATTCGGCCTGTCTTTTCTAAAGACAGCGCCGTCAGGCTTAGACGCCAGCGCCAGCGCCAGCGCCTCCATCTTCGCCCACCAAACGGCTCTTTCTGGCTTTTCTTTTATGAGGGTAAACACTTGATTCGCTGGTTTTAAAAAACACAGGTCGCAATTCCCTGCAAGCGTTCTTCCGTTGTAGGTTGGTAGCTCCAACTTAAACGGCTGCTTTGCCCAAAACGCATCGATTTCGATGAGCGAGATATTCGCATCAGCGAGAGGCATTCTCATAGTTTCCTTTGTAGTCTCCGTGCTATGCCCGCGTTTACGAATCTTTGAAACTCTTCGTTGCTCGTCCGCTCTGATCCCGATCATCTGATCCCACTCAAGGTCATGGGCATCCCATCCGAGCTTTTGCCAATTGGCCCGAAGCCACTTGTGCATCGTGCGAATCTTTAGTTCGCTGGTGCAAAACCTTGTCACGGGATTGGGCAGGTATTGGCGCTTACGAATGATGGCCTCAAATGGCTCCCCGTCGCGGCTTGCAGAATAGAAGTTGACAACCTTAAACTGCGGGTCTTCCTGCTGAAACTCCAGCCAGTTGATATGCACACCCCAATGTTCGCCACAGTCTCGGATGAATCGCAGCGTTGCCTCGTCCTCTTTGCCGGTGTTGGCGAAACAAACGACAGCATCTGAAGGAAGGCCGCCGTTAGATTGCAGCACCCGCCACAGCATGTAGGCGCTTGTGCGTCCTCCGCTGAAGCTGATGCATGTAGGCCCATCAATTTTGAATGGATCAATCATTTGCGCTTTCTCCTTATTGACTCGTCTGACCGATATGGCCTGGGGCAATCTTCTGGCGGCACTATCACGCACCACACTGCTCGATGCGCTCCCGGTGTTTTCCCTCGCACCCACCTGTCGATGTAAGAGTCAGGCATTGCCCGCAGAATGCGAGCCAGATGCGCTTGATACATTGACGGTATCCTCTGAAGGATCTCGGCTACTGTGAGTCCGTCGGGGTTTGCGTGTAGAAGCGCCCTAACCTGGGCAATGCGCCGGCTGCTTTTTGTGTCTGTCATTTGCTCCTCGCAGGACACTCGCGGCCCTGGTTGCATTTGTTATTGCAAGGTGGGCACCCCCAATCATCGAACAAGGGCATCTTGTCCTTACCGATGTCTCTGATAGCCTGGGCGTTTGCTTGCAGCAGGTTGCGGAACAGAGGGTTTGTCGCGTGCATAGCGTTTTCTTCTAAGAGTGCCGCGCACGCATCACGCGCCTCCTGCGCCGCGATGAACTCAATCGTCCTAGCAAATGAATGCACCTCCTGATGCTCACGCCAGAGGCTGGCGATTTGCTCATTGGTCATGACTGACCCCTTGCTCGGATGGCATCTCTACAATCGGCATATGCTTTGTTGTACCGCTGCTGAACCTCAGCCACTGGGCCATACATCACCATGCGATCACACACCTTCGCACACGCCTCGCGCTCGGCTGCGATCTGCTCGCGCATGTGGCCGACAGTCACCATGCCTTCTTCGTGCATTCGTCTTGCTTGCGCGTCTTCGACAAATGCGGCAAAGCGTTCAAGCTGTTCATCAACCGCATAGCCGCCATAAAACAAACAGTTCGTTTGGTGCTTGTATGACTCCTCGCAGAACATGAACCCAGCCTCCCGCGCCATGCGGATGATGTCTTCTTTGTTCATGCGTCCACCCATTCCCAGCCAAGGCACAGCCGCATCATGTGGCGGTGGAACCAGTTTGGCTTTTTTGATAAGCTGATTGCCAAACCCGTGGGGCCACCAATTCGATACGCACCAACGTATTTCGGCGGCTCATAAAAAACGTATCCAGTCATTCGATCCTCCAGCATCTGTAGCTGCCGTCAGGCATTCTCTTGACGGAGAACTTGGTCTTGTTGATCTTGCTGTGCCTGTACGCTGCGACAGAAACTCGGTTTCTACCGATCTCATTAGGGATCGCAAACGAGTCGCCCGGCTCCATTTGATCGAAAGGAAACGTCTTAGGCATCGGGATATTCTTTTCAATCTTCATGGCGCATCCTTTGTACGGTTTTCGTTGGTACGCATTGCGCAGGCCCAGCCAGCCATTGCGCCACGCTTTGCGGCCTCCTCGATGATGCGCCGCACTTCATCCGCAGTGAGCAACCCCACTGCATTAGCTGGCGGTGCCATCTGCTCGACGATCTCCTTGACGGACTCCTTGAGGCTCATAGCGCCCCCAGCAGCAGCGCCGTGAGCAGACCGACCATGACGACGATGCTGACACCGACGACGATGCGGTCTGCTTTGGTCATTGGGGTGTACGGCTCATAGATCGCGCCGCGAGAGTATGGGCCGAAGGCAGATTCCATCGTTCGATGCACTCGGCCCGTGTTGTTGCTGTGGTTGTGGTTCATGTTGCGTTCTCCCAGTTGGTTGCTGACAACTGCATCATATCACAATTGACTAGACCATCAAATACCCTACATCTTAGTCGGATACTCAGACCCTTAGAATCAACCCGGAGCCAGGGCAACCTGTCTCGACTGCGGTGTCTCCCCGCAGTTGCCATGCCCTTCGGGCGAGGTTCACGCCTCGCCCTTTTTTTGCCATGCCATTTGACTTGCAAGTCATCAGCGGGATACAATTCTACGCATGACAACTTACGCGCAGCAAGCGATTTCTGAAATAAAGGACAAGGCCGAGGCGGCAGGCTTTCGCATGTCTGACGTCTGCCGCGTTGCGGAGATCGATCAGGCGCAGGTCAGCCGCTGGCATGGCGGCATCACCGAGCCGCTCTACGGGTCCGTAAGACGGCTAGAGGCATCAGTTGATGCCCTGATAGCCGCTCGCCTCAAGAAGATGTCTGAAAGCCTAGAAATAGCCGGCAAGGCATGAAAACCCTCGGCATCGACATTGGCCTTGACGGCGCAATCGCGCTGATCGAAAACGGCGATCTCCTAGAAGTCCACGACATGCCCACCGTGACACTGGAGCGAAACAACAAGAACAAGCGCATGGTCAATGCCGCCGAGCTGGCCCGCCTTATCAGGCAGGCAGCACCCGGCTGCGCGTACCTAGAGCGCCTCAATGCGATGCCTGGGCAAGGCGTTACGTCCATGTTTTCGATGGGCCAGAGCCTCGGTGTAGTCCTTGGGATACTCGCGGCCCTCGACATCCCGACCACGACGATCCCGCCGCGCACCTGGCAGAAGGCGCTTGATGTGCCCGCCGGAAAGGATGGCTCGCGCTATCGCGCCGCCCAGCTTTTCCCGGCGCACGCTGAACTGTTCAAGCGCGTTAAGGACAACGGGCGCAGCGATGCCGCGCTGATCGCCGCCTACGG